AGCACAGTATTGCCCATTCTCCAGTTCGACGATGTTCATGGACTTATGCTCGCTGGGCGTCTCGCTGGTCGAGTAGTCAATGGTATCCGGCGCGGGGTGGTAATTGTCCAGGGTGCAGACATATGTGCCGCGCAGTGTGCCGCCAGACTTCAGCCTAGCCTCATACACCATTGACGCCGTGAACTGTTTGATTACAGACACCACACCATAGTCCATGCAGTTCCAGAACTGTAGATCGGTCAGCGGCAAATCAGGCTTGGGCGTTTCCGGCGATGCCACGAAGGCCGACAGCGGCAGCTTGTCGAACATCGCACCGTAATGGGGTAGGTACGTCTCGAAGTACAGCGCCCTGCCGGGTATGCTCTTGGCGCAGACCCATATGCCCTTCACAAACTCGCCATGCCCGTCTACCAGGTCGCGCAAGTATTCCTTGCGGACCCAAACGTGCTGGGCTGGTAGGTTTGTGATGAGATAGCTCATTACTCCTCCAGCGCGGCGTCGATCATCTCTCGCCACATACCGCCGTCCATAACAAATTCTTTGTCAGGATGGTTTTCATATAGCCGTAACTTACGAAACATCGCTTCATTCGGCTCCCGCAAAGCCGTTATGGCGGCGCGCGCGCCAATGCGCCAATAATTTCGCGATTGCTCTGACTGATTGTCCCACGTCGGCGGCGGTATAACATGGCCGTTGACGCTTGCATGCATAGCGCGAGCAATTTTATCAATCATGTCGGTCATTTTGTTTTTCCGCTTTGCGTAATGGCAAGTTCTTTGCGCCATTCTTTGATTTCGCGTTTGTATTCACATTCTAAAATATATATCCAATCTTTCAAAAGATCTAACTTCATTAAAGGATATTCTATTTGCCATTCCTTTGGGCGCGCTATGCTGCCTTCGCCGCTATCCCAATCAGCAATTAATTTAATAACTTTTCCCATTGCGGCTCCTCATGGCCCAGCATTAAAACGGAATATCGTCGTTAAAGCCGTCAAGATTGCTTACGTCTTGCTTTGGATCAGTCTTCTTGCGCCCGCGTTTAACCACTTCACGGCTGCTCACATAAGCCGGGCCGTTCTTGAATGTCTCGCCCGTGCCTTCCAGCAAGTACTCGACAAAGTTCACGCCGCCATCGACAGGCGTCCCATGCACCAGGGCGGGTATGAACACATGGCTATCACAACCATTGCGCTGGTCATCGGCTGACAGTTCCTTGTCATACTCATGGCAATGCCACTTGCCGTCTTCCTTGGGCGTGGAGTGGCAGCAAGTCCTGCAGTTGAACTCAGCGGGCTGCGTGTCATGGCAGAACGGCGCAAAGTCGCACCATTTGCACGGCATCTTTGACGCGCTATCCGCAACCTTGGGACCAGGCTCAATTGCCCCGACAATCCGTTCAGCGCGGCGCATCAGGTCATTGAACGTGCCTTCATCAAACGGCACCCATTCAGTGTAAATTTCGTCAGTGTTCTTATTGACGCTCAGATAAAGCGCCCGCTCCAGCTTCAGCATACCCATATAAATCATCATCTGGGCGTAATGCTGTGGCTTTGCCTTGGCAACACCGGCCTCCTTCAGCTTCTTGGACGCTGAGAAGTTTGCCGTCTTAATCTCTAGAACAGCCCAAGTCTCCGGCCCTTCAGCAAAACCCCTGCCAATGCCGTCAACACTACCACCGAAATGACCGCGACGGTCACGGCACTCGATCTGATTGCCGTCTTGCTCGGTGTGTAGTTCCACCCCGATGGCCTGTAATTCTTCGTAAACACGCTGCTCCTCCCGCTTACCAGTTCCAAATAGACGCAAGACGCGCCCCCCGAAAACGGGGGACGCTGCCCAGCGAAACGTCAGCCACAGAAACCGATCACACTCATGCCCAATTAAGGACGCGCCAAGATGCTCGCGGTGTCCTTCACGCTTGGATTCATACCAATCGTAAATCTTCTGGGCAGTTGGGTTATCAGCCATATGCTATAGTTCTTCTTCTTTGTTTGATTTCATGTCGGTCCTCATTTTTGCCCTAGCTTCTAGGCGGCGGCGTAAGTCGGCACCCAATTCCAAAGGCTGCGGACCCTTTTCGGCGTCTAAGATGGCATTTATGACAATTTCAGCCAAAGTCATTGTCGGTCCCAAATCAGGCACTGGTTGCCATTACGAAATCACCGCTCCCAGGGCTTCTTGCCGGAAGCCACATCATCGCGGCCAACAACAGGCTTAGGTTTCTTGGAAGAGCCAAGCGGGCCAGAGCCAAGGACGGCGTTACGAGTTTCGTCCTTGCGATCAATGCCCAGCGTCAGCTTGAAGGGGATGTTGTAAAGCGTAGTCGTGTCAGCGCCTATCTGCAAATCTAACCCGCACGACCTAAAGTATTTTGTCAGGCTAGCCTGAGCAATGTTTTGCGCCGTGGGGTTTATGTTCTTGACGTTCAGATTGTCCCAAATCTTGCGGCCAGAATACGAACCATCGATGATCTCGATGGTGAGCGCAATCAATTCACCATTCCCAGCCTTGGTCGTTTTGACCACGCTATCGGTAATCATGGCGGTATAATCACCGCGCGGCAGCGGCTCGAATGTACGCGGTGCAAAGTCAGACTCAACAGGGTCAAAGTCAATAATAGGCATAGTGCAGTTCTCCTTGGTTAATTGATGGCAGAGGCAAAGTCATCCCAAGACAACGGGATGGATTCAGGCATGGAATATCTGTTCTTAGCCATGTATGCGGGCTTCTCACTGGTGAACAGCAGACGCTCGCCAGTGCTGATGCCGCGATTGTTGGTCTGATTAAAACCAACATCGTCTTTCTTAACGACAGTCTTGTAGTTGCAGAACAGCACAGCATCAGCCCATTCACGGACAACAGCGTTGGCCTTGTCCTGCAACTTGGGCATGTACCTGTCATATGGCTCGACTTCAGGGCTATCGAACCGGCGTATCTGGCAATGGGCGATCAGGATCACGATCATGCTCTTGTCGTTACGCAAAGCGTTCAGGCCGTCCAGGATCTCCCGCATACGTCCAACGGCGTACACAGCCGCACGGCCATAGGCCAAGTCCTTGGCGTCATACTTAGTCTCGATTTCCTTGGCAATCATGGCCTCAAGCCAATCCATCGAGTCAAGGACCACAGTGCGAAACTCATGCTTACTGGAATACAGCGTAGCAATAGCTTCCATCACATCATCAGATGACTTGGCAAGCGGGAAGCTATCGACTTTCAGCGAGCCAAGGCCGTCTTCCGTGCAGATAAATATGGGATTTGGTGCAGATGCACCAAACATACTTTTGCCAATACCTTCAACGCCATACAGCAAAACACGCGGGCTAGAGATAGCCTCGTTCTTACGAATGGACTTCAAGTCAAACGCCATAGATCAGTTCCCTTCCAAATCAGTTCGGAAGCTGTTGTAGAGTAGGCCACAACTATAAATCAATATGTGTTTTAGTTATTTTTTGGCCTTGTCATCCCTTGCGAAGCACTTCATGGTCCGCGCCGTCCCAAAAGGGTTTTAAAATGGCAACCATCAAGGGTCGGTGCGAACCGGCCTTCACAATCTGTACAATGCTGGGCGGGGTCACGAAGACAGCCAAGCTAGTTGGCCTTACACAATCAGGCGTTTCTCTGTGGCTAGTCGAGCGCGGCACAGGCGGGCGCGTCCCGCAGAAATACTGGCCGAAGATGCTGAAGTACGCAGCAAAGCACAAAATCAAAATCACAATCAAAATGCTTTCCGGCATCTAAAACGAGGCTTCAATGCTGCGTAATTCTGAGTTCCTAGCTGCCGCATACGGCAAGCTGAGAGCGGACTACGACTATGGTTGGACTACGGCGTTTGCGTCCGACCCCAATAAAGCGCAGCCCGGTGTTTGGAGCGGCAACCCATATGGGGGGACCGACAATGAAAAGGCTGTTCTCGATCAACGTCAAGAAGATAATACATATTTCTGCGTATCTGTGCTGTACAGCCGGGATGGCATCAAACGCAGAACCAATGAAACATTTGGACGCCTGGCCGTCCTCATAGCTGACGATGCAGACCCGGACGCCATTCTGGGCAAGGTGTCATACAAGCTCCAGACCAGCCCCAACAGCGTCCAGATCGGTATGCTGCTGGACCCAGAAGACAAAGATACCCAGAACCTACCCTTAATTAAGGCCGTCTTACAGAAGATGGCAGATGACAAGCTAATCTCTGCCGACAATAACGGAAACAACCCAGTCCGCTATGCGCGGCTACCCGTGGGGTCAAACACTAAGGCTAGACCAGACGGCATCTTCACCACCAAGATGTTGAAGTGTGATTTTAAGGATGTCTACAGCCTGGCTGACGCAGCCGCAGTATTCGGGATCAAGCTAGAAGACATCCGGACCAATCTTGGCAAAGCCAAAGCCCAAGAAGACATCAAGGCCGGTACAGGTGACGCTTCCCAGCTTTACAAGGACATCATAAACCCCGATCTGTCTCAGCGGTCATACCATGACGCGCTGCTGAAGATTAGCAGTTCCATGGTGGCCTCTGGGATGCACCGTGGGGCTGTAGTCAACCATCTGCGGTCAATCATGGTCGCGTCCAAGCCCGCCGTTCCTGGGCCTGATCTGGACCGCTGGATGGTCAGGACGGGGCCTGATCTGATCCGCATGGTAGAGACTGCCGGCAAGTTTGCCCCAGAGGACAAGCCAGCGCCCAACCCGTTCCCCAAGCTGGTCATGTCAATGGAGCAGCTAAAGGAACGCACAGCCAACGTGGACTGGGTGGTCAATGGGGTCATTCCACAGGACGCCATGATGTGCCTGTTTGGGGCCAGCCAGACGTTTAAGTCATTTGTCGCCCTGTCAGCCGCCTTGCATATCTGCTCTGGCCTAGAGTGGATGGGGCTGCGGACCAAGCAAGGCCCGGTGGTCTATGTGGCCGCAGAAGGCGGGGGTGGTATCTACCGCCGCGCCGCTGCATGGGCAAAAACCCATTTAGACCAAGAGTTTGCGCCAGGCTTTAACATCTGCATCACGCCATTAAACCTGACAATTCAGGAAGAGATGACCAGCTTACGCATGGACATAGCCGAAATGCCTGTCCCGCCATGCCTGATCGTTTTGGACACCATGTCGCAATTGTTCGGGGGCGGAGATGAGAACGATGCGACCCAGATCAGCGAGTTCTTCCGCGCCGTCAACCAGCACTTACGAGCGCCGTTTAACTGTACTGTGATGATTATACACCACACAGGCTACAACGTGGACGCAGCCAATCGGCCACGCGGGTCGTCAGCCATCGCAGCCAACTTAGACACCCTGCTTTCAGTCCAACGCTCAGACCCAGAAGTCCTGGCTTGCAAGATGACTGTGGCAAAGATGAAGGACGGTGAACGCCCAGAGCAGCCATATTACTTTGACATGGAAAGCGTTGACCTTGGCGTAAACCAGCACGGCGAACGCCAAAGCAGCCTGGTCGCCAAGTTTAGCGACAAAGCCCGCGAAGCTGCCGAAAACCTGAAGTCAGGCAAGTACTCCAGCATGGTCTTGCGGATGCTGGACTCAGGCGAGCCAGTCACAACACATGAGATGCGGACAGAAGCCAAGCCGCTAGGCGGCGACAACCCGGACAACGTGCGCCGCGCCATCAACAGAGTGCTGATGAAGCTGAAAGCGGCCAAAAAGATATACGAGAAGTCGCCCGATGTGTGGGTGATAGAGAGATAAGCTATCCCCCCGGCGGACCGCCAAGTCTACCAGGGAGATAACCGCGTCTGCTGTGGGTGAGGCAGCAGATGCTTAATCGTTCGTTTCCAATTCAATCCATAAACCACCGTAGCCACACAGGTCCATCATTGAGTCCAAATGACCCGGTGAATGGCGCAGCCGAGACAGCTTAACGTCAATCATCAGCAAACACACAAGCTGCGGCGTCACAGTCATGCCCAAAGTACGGCTCATCCGGGCAGCCGTGTCAGCCAAGTTTAGCCTGGCGCTGCCGTATGAATCGCCGCGATCCCGCAGGATGGCTGCAACCTGGGCCAATGCGTCTTGTGCCTTCATTTGACCTTCCTCAAATTGACCGGCTGCTCTACGCCTTCGCTGAATCTAAATGGCCAGCCATTGCTCGACGCACTGGCAGCTTGGCCGCGCTGCGTCCAAATCATGTTAACGTACTCTGACGATGACCGGCCTTCAGCCAGTTCAGCCAAAATCCTGCGAGCGTCTTTGTCGTGATATGGCATGGCTTCCTCCTATATGAACAGCAATATGAGACCAACAACGCCCGCCCA